GTTTAGTCCAGAGGGGAGCGGAACACAATCAATTCCTTCAATGGGTCCGTCGGTGAAAGCTTTGAAATTAAATGGAACAGTCGTGTTCCTTTCAACCATCGCCTTAAGGATTTTAACATAGTCATCTGAATATTCCGTTCCCCACTTCACGCAAACTACATCAAGCATTAATCGTTCCACCCACCGTTTCTCTTATGATGTCTTCGCTGATAGGATTAAGGTAGTAGATCTCTAAAGCCTCTACTTTATCCTCACCACTTTGGAACATATGATATTCGTTTGGTGCTACAGTAGTGTATTCTCCTTCCCACAGTTCAGTAATGTCTGTGAGACTATAATCGTTCTTACGAACGTGTATATCTAGTTTTCCTTGGATCACATAGAACATATTATACTTATATTGATGCTTATGCATCGAGCAATGACAGAACGGTTCAATATTAATCCTATGAACCTCAATCATTGGGGTAATAAGTAACGGCTCAGTGTTTCCCCATATTTTTCCTTGCTTCATTATATATCCTTAACTCTCTCAACTTACGAACTACATATTGATCCCAGCTTTCGTAAGGATTCACTTCTCTCCAATTGAATCTATTATATCCACATTCTTCATATTTGTCAATAGATGTCTGCGATTTATTCGGCATCCGATATACTCATTATAATATTCTTCAGGTTTCAATAAACAGTCTGTTTCAAACTGCAACTTGGCTTCATAATAACTCATCTGACCTTTTGATTTACACAACCGTAGAATTTCACGATGAAACATCTCACGACCATGTTCTTCGACAAGCATTTTAACAGTCTCGCTCGACCCATAGTAGGTCGCCCAGTCTGTTTCCACTATCTTTGTTCTCTTTCGCTTCATGCCTTTCAGTGGTGGCATCTTGCGTTTTGATATTAATCCCTTCTTACCAATATATTTCAGTCCATTACGAGTATCGGTTATACAATATACGAAACCGATATTATCTTCAATCATTTCACTGGTAAAAGGTTCTCCATTATAGTACCATGTCATTCGTATTCATCATTGTCTGGATCATTCCAGTTGTCTAGTTCAAATTCATCATCGTCTTCTTCGTCATCCCAAAATAAATCAGCTCCACAAAAAGGGCAATATACAGGTTCGTGTTCTTCTTCGTCAAATTTAATTTCAAATTCGGCGAGACAGTCATTACATAATATTTCTTGTTTTACTGGAGCCATTAGTCCCTCTTTAGTTAGCCCACACCTCATCCCAAGAACCAGATAAAGCACCCTTAGCATAATCAGTTGCTCGGTTCTCGAAGAAGTTGGTATGTGTTGGTGCGTTAATCATTGCTTCAACCCATGGCAGAGGATTATTCTTGACTTTGAAAATACCTTTGAGTCCCATAGAAATCAGTCGGCGGTCGGCGATGTACCGGATATATTCTTTGACTTCGTAGTCACGTAACCCTTCGACCTTGCCCATTTGAAAAGCCAGATCCACAAACTTATCCTCAAGCTCAACCATTTTAGTCGCAATGGTGTAAATCTGTGATTTAGTTTCATTATTCCATAGTTCACGATTTTCTTCAACAAATGTACGGAATAACTTAATAACTCCTTCAGCATGTTGTGTCTCATCTACAATTGACCAAGTTACAATCTGACCCATACCCCTCATCTTGCCGTGCCGAGGAAAGTTCAGTAACATGATAAATGAACTGAACAGAGCAAGACCCTCGGTGAAGGCGGAAATCGCCGCCATCTTTACAGGCAGAATAGCACCATTGTCAACCTTCGACATGAAGTACTCATGCTTTTCACGCATGGCATCATATTCAAGAAACTCGTTATATGTAGTTTCTGGCATACCCAGCGATTCAATAAGGTGCGAATAAGCAGCAACATGTAGTGCTTCTCGAGCCGCAAAGCCAGTAAGCATCATACGGATTTCAGGTTGCGGAAAGTTGGGGAGATAGTTCTTGACATATCCACCCGCAACATCGATATCTGACTGTGTAAAGAACCGAAAGATATTTGTAAGGAAATACTTTTCCTCGGTGGTCAACTGATTCTTCCAATCCTTGACATCCTCTAGCATCGGAACTTCAGTATGAAGCCAGTGTGACTGCTCGTGCTTGAGCCACATGTCGTATGCCCATGGATAATGAAATGGCTTAAAATAATCTCTTTCATCCTGTAGCTTGAGTTTATTTGCCATTGAAGTATTCCTTTAGTGCTGTGATAACCTTTACCCCTCGCATGCTAAACATTCCTCTCCTGCAGCAATGGCTGTCATATCAATCTCTTGAATGATCTGTCTCTCAATTTTCTTTGATACTCTGTCTGCCTTACCAATCTTTTCTGAACGACAGTAGTATAGAGTTTTCAACTTCTTTTTCCAAGCCAGGAAATGAACTGCGTGTAGATATGCAATATTTGCATCTGGACGAAAGAAAACATTAAGCGATTGCGACTGGTCAATAAACTCTTGTCTGTCTGCCGCATGTTCAATTACCCATCTCTGATCAATTTCCATTGAGGTTTTATATATATCTTTCTCGTAATCATCAAGACATTTTAAATGTTGAACCGATCCATCATTAGCAATGATACTTGACCAAATTTTATCATAGTCAAGTGAATCATCAACCTTGCATTTATCCTTGAGTAACTCATCAAGATACTTATTCTTGTTTAAAAACGCACCTGATAGAGTATCTTGACGATAGGCATTTGCTCTCCACGGTTCGATGCTGGGAGAGGTATTCCCCATGATAATTGAGCTTGAGGCATTTGGTGCGATTGCCATAACGTGACTGCAACGAAGTCCAGTTCCTTTTGTGTCTGGAGCTTCTCCTCGTTCTGTTCCCAATCTCTTATTAGCCTCGTTAAGTCCTTTTCGGATATGCCTAAACATTCGGAGGTTAGCGGATTTAGCAAGTGCAGATTCGAATGGCATTCCCTTTCGCTGAAGGTAGGCATGAAATCCAAGTGCTCCAACTCCCACGGATCGCTCGCGCATGGCTGAGAACTTAGCACGAGAAATGGTATCAGGAGAATCATCAATAAACTTTTGGAGAACGTTGTCGAGCATCTCGAGAATATCTCCAAGAAACTTTTTATCCTTTGACCATTCATCAAAATATTCCAAGTTTACTGACGAGAGACAACAAACTGCAGTCCTCTCTTTATTTGTTGGTAAAATAATTTCAGAACAAAGATTTGACTGGTTAATTTCCAATCCGGCATCGCGCAACCACTTTGGTAATTTGCGATTTGATTCATCAATAAAATGAACATAGGGCTCACCGGTCTGCATACGCATTTCGAGAAGACGTTGCCACAGATCAGTAGCAGACACGACATCTCTTACTTCTTTTGTATGAGGGTCACGGAGTTCCCATGAATCATCTGCATCCTTATTCATCATCTTATTTTCGATGACCTGCATGAAGTCGTCAGTGATATTTATTCCATGGTGTAAATTAAGACAACGAAAGTTTTGATCTCCAGTTGGTTTTCTCATCTCCAAAAAGAGTAAAATATCGGGATGAGATATGTCCAGATAAGCGGCGTAAGAACCACGACGAGTGCGACCTTGACGGTAAGCGAGGGAAGAAGCATCATACATTTTAAGATGAGGCATGACACCAGTAGACTTATCATCAGCACTACGAATTCCAAAACCAATTCCAACTCCTCCTCCAAGCATTGATAGCCAATTTGTTTCTGAAAGATTCTCTACGAGTCCTTCTGCAGTATCGTTGATAAAGTTAAGATAGCAAGATATAGGCAGACCCCGCTTAGAACGGCCATAAGATAAAATAGGAGTAGAATAAGAAAGCCAGTGCTTGCTAACATAATCATAAAGGCGCTGAGCATGATCATTGTTACTTCCAAAAGTTTTTGAAACATACGCGAATCTCTCCTGCGGACTGATCTCATCGTCCATCATATATGATTCTTTAAGACGTAGTGTACCGAGTTCATCAAATAATGTATCTCGATTTGGATCGATGGTGATGCCCATATGTTCCATTTAAATATCCTCTTTAATTCTTGCTTTGTTTTTATTTACACCAAACGAAATACTATATCTTTTTTCGGTAGTTAAAACCGGTGTTACATAATGTTCTAACCAAGCTGGAAACAGAACGAGCAGACTTTCTCTGGGACGAATATATATGCTACTTCCGTAATACGGATGATGCCGTAACGAATCTATATCACCCTTTACTTGTCCTTTAACCCCTCTTGCCGGATCAAGTATAACAAGACAGCCTTCTTCACGCACTGTTACACTAGACGACATCACATCAGTATGATTAAATTCATCTAAATTTTCAACGATTTCAGTACCTTTTGGATAATAAACTCCTGCCAGTAATGTATTCCCAGTGCCGTGTGTATGTGGTTGAGACCAACCACCTTTATCGAAAATTACGTTTGCCCAAAAATTACCGGTTGTAGTATATTCATTTATAAAGTCTGAATTCCAACCAAACTGAGTAAGAGTAGGTAATGCAATTTGATGTACAAGATCTCTAAGTAAACTAAAACTATCGTAATAATTTTCAAGTCCTAATTTTGATTGCCAAGCGCCTGGTGTACCCGAAAAGGTTCTCGTTTCCGTTTTAACTTGATAATTCAATCGCTCATCATCAATATTTTTTACAAGAGTTTTATTTAATTCTCTTGCCTGCTCACCAAAATTTATAATACCAAAAGGAGTTGGAAAAATAGGTAATACTTGTAAATCAGCCATTAATTTGCAACTTTTCTTCTAATATCTCTACCCAACGATCTGCCCTATCTGGATTCTGTTCAATCAAATTGCAGTACTCAATCCAACGCAACTGAGTTCTTTCCGGTTCACGAAACCAATCATCCTCGACGATGCGTTGCGTCCGTCCCTTTGTTTTACAAAAAAGAAATGCGAGCAATTCCGATTGCTCTCCAATTAATTCTCTTATTTTATCTCGTTGAATATTTAATGATTCAGATTTTGTATAATATTCGGTCCCATAGATTGAATGAAATAACCCA